CTACTGCAAAGCACTATCCCCTGACTTCTACAAAGATGACAGAGTATATCTAAACGCATTAGCCAATGAGTATGACGATTTCATAAACAGTGACATACAAGTCATGGTAGTTAATATGCCTCCACGCCATGGCAAGACAAGAACACTTACAAACTTAGTATCGTGGTATTTGGGTAAACACCCAGAAAAGAAAATCATGGTAGGTGCATACAACGAACTACTATCCGAAAGTTTTTCAAAAGATGTTAGGTCAGTCATTGACAAGATTCCCTTAGACCGTGATGTAATCGTGTATAACGACATCTTCCCCGGCATATCTATCAAGAAAGGTTCGAGTGCCATTAACGCATGGACGTTAAAAGGACAACACGCAACTTACTTAGCAACGTCACCGAGCGGTACTTCCACTGGCTTTGGTGCGGATTTAATGATACTTGATGACCTTATTCGTAGTGCAGAAGAAGCAAACAATGAACTCGCGTTAGAGAAACATTGGATTTGGATAACCAACACTATCATTCAAAGGTTAGAGGAGGGAGCGAAGCTTATAATAAACGGTACACGTTGGCACTCTAATGACGCTTCGGGTAGAGCAATGAAATTCTTCGATTCTATCGATAAGGTGTATAAGCACGTAGTGTTAAAAGCACAACAAGATGATGGTACAATGTTGTGTGACGAGATTTTGTCTGCACAATCTTTCAAAGAAAAATGTTTACTATTGGGTGAAGACATTGCAAGCGCAAACTACCAACAAATTCCAATAGACATCCGAGGAAAGCTCTACAGTTCGTTTAAGACATACTCAAAGTGTCCTGACTTTACAGGCATATACTCATATTGTGACACCGCAGACGAGGGCAAGGATTACCTTTGCAACATAATCTATGGTGAGTGTAACCATGAGGCTTATGTCTTAGACGTGTACTATACAAAAGATTCAATGGAGATAACAGAGCCAGAAGTAGCGAAACGACTAACTAAATTTAAAGTTATAAAAGAGAAGATAGAATCCAACAATGGTGGTAAAGGGTTTTCACGTTCGGTAGAAGTCCATGTACGCAGATTAAAAAACTACTTTACTGTTATAAAATGGTTTCACCAATCCAAGAATAAGTTAGCGCGGATTTTAACCCATGCTACTTGGGTACAAGAACACATCTACTTCCCTGAAGATTGGAAAACAAAATACCCTGACTTTTATGGTTCAATGTCTACTTTCCAAGCCGAGGGCAAGAATAAAAATGATGATGCGCAGGATTGCATAACAGGGGTAGCAGAACAATTCAACGAACAACGTACTGGCATTGGGATGATTAATTTAAGAGGAGTGTAATATGCTGATTAATTTAGACTGGTTAAAAGAGGGTGAGCCGTTCCCACCTAAATCCGAAAAAGAGCGTTTAAAACGGTATCAAGAAAACAGATTATTGTTCGAGGCAGAACACGTACAAGTCTACAGAGAACAGTTGAAACGCATAGAACGAGTAATAGGCAATTTTGACGATATAGTGTCGTACCCAATTGTAATAAACTTTCAAAAGCTGATGAGCTTGAAGATAGCCGACTTACTGTTAGGTGAGCCACCTACAATTACTTCTCTTGAAAAAGACTCGCTAAAATCAATCTTTGATAATAATGATGTTTTAAATACGGCTTACCAATGTGTAGTTGACATTTCTAGATACGGTGACGGACTGTTTTTAATAACTAAACAAGGCGACCACGGTTCGATAGGAGTAACACAACCAAGCATTTGGTTCCCTGTAATAAGTCCTGATAACGTACAAGAGGTTACTTATCATGTTTTAGCTTGGACTATAGAAAGCGATACTAAACTAAAAGTCCAAATCCATAGTAAAGGCTTTTGTGATAACCGGGTTTATGAAATTAACAAGTTCGCTTATGGCACTATCATTGGAAAGCTTATATCAAGCGAAACGGTAGCAACAGGGTTGACAGATTTCGCGGTAGTACAAGTATCTAATGTCCTTACATCCGACAGATGCACAGGGATAGACGATTATGGAGATATAGACTCTATAGTAGCAGACATTATGGTAAGGGTAGGTCAAATTGACCGTATACTTGACAAACACGCAAACCCATCTATGCAGGGTCCTGAAACAGTTATGGAACGCGACCCCGTCAGTGGTGATTGGCGGTTGAAAGTAGGTAGTTACTTTGCGCGCGACCCCGCGGATGTCGAGGTTTCGTATATAACTTGGAACGGACAATTAGATGCGAACTTTAAACAAATAGAACGGTTGATGAATTTGCTTTATTCTACTTCAGAAATGGGTAGTGCATTATTTGGCGATATGTCTACTATGACGGGTCAAGTACCATCCGGCAGTGCGCTAAAGCGGTTGATGATTAGTCCGTTAGCAAAAGTCAACAGAGTTAGAATGAGGTTAGACCCACTACTAAAGAAAACACTTATTTTATGTTCACAACTTGGTGGCAAGGTTTTAGAATCGGTTTCGATAACATGGCAAGACGGACTTCCCGGTGACCCGAAAGAGGAAGCAGAGATTATGCAAATCAGAACCAATTTCAAACCTACTATGAGCCAATACAGAGCGTTGAAGACATACGACATGATGGATGCCGAAAGTATAGAAGAAGAAATGGGGTCTATAAGTGATGAAGAAATGGCGAACAACCCCTTAAAACCACCGCCATTTTCTACTACCCCGGTAAGTGAGGCGATTGATGAAACCGTTGCCAAGTGAAATAATAGAATTTCAGAACAGGTATAGAGAAGCACATGACGAATTAATAGAGTCCATTCGTGACGAGAAAGATAAGAAGAAACTTTTACTGATAATTGCGGCTATTCTCACACCATTATGGCTCTATTCTAATTCGTGGGTCAACAAATACATCCCGATAGGTTATAAAGATGGCATTAACAGTGCCTACAAGACCCTAAAGGGTGTAAAGTCTATCCCTGATGATAATCTTGACATAATAATGACACAAACCGCAGAAAAGTTAAACGAAGCGTCTACCTATATGGGAACGCGTGTTTTAGACGAATTTAATCAATTGTTGAAAGTTGAAGATGTAAAACTTGCAAAAAAAGGGTTGTTTCTAAGAGGTAAAATAACAGATAAACGTGGATTCCCACTTAATGTAGATGCTTACGCAACAATGGTTGTCCGCACTGCACAGACAGTGGCACACAATTATGGTGTTATCCAACAAATAACGGACGCGGGACAAGATTTAGTAAAAGTATCTACACACATGACTACCTGTCCTATTTGCATAGTGTATGAGGGTAGAGTGTACTCAATCAGCGGGAACGACAAGCGTTACCCTAAGTTATCGGAAGCGTTCAATAGTGGTTACTCTACATTACACCCTAATTGCCGACACTTTTTACTACCTTACATACGAGAATTTGACAAGAACGCAGACGAACTGCAAGAGAAGTCTAATTTGCCTTTTAAAATCCAAGAAAACCAAAAGGCGAGTGTATCGGCTTATGAGAAAGACCAAGCACGTAAGGCAAAACTTCGTGTTGACATAAAGGCATGGGATAAATCAAAAGTAACCGACCCCAACACACCTAAAACTTTATCGGGGTTCAAAAAGTCCAGAGCATGACGTTAAAAGGCTACATGGGTAGAAACCTAAGGAGGAATTGACAGATGTCAGAAGAATTAGAAACCACAGAAACCACAGAACCTAAGGGCAAGACTTTTTCAGAGGATTACGTAAGGACACTAAGAGAAGAAGCCAAAGAAAACAGGATTGCAAGGAAAACCGCAGAAGAACAAACAAAAACACTCCAAGAAACCAACACCGCTAACTTATCGAAAGTAAAAGCGTTTTTTGGTTTAAAACCCGAAGATGAGTTAGATGATTCTAAGATGGAATCGTTTAAAAACTCACTAATCACGAAAGCAGATACTAAATTGATATTAGCTGAAATCAAAAGCCTTGACGGTTATGATACGAAGTTAGTTGAACGTTTGCTTGACAAGTCTAAACTTACGATAAGTGAAAACGGTGATGTAACGGGATTAAAAGAAACAGTGGAAGCACTGGCGTTAGAATTTCCGCTAATAAAAATTCAATCCCGTAGTGGCGGAGCAAATCCACCACTCAAAGAACAGAAGAACGCACGTGAAGAATACGAAGATGCAGTAAAAGAAGCATACGAAAACCCGCGAAACACTTCATTGGTGCGAAAAGTTTTCTTATTGAAAGAAAAACTAAAAGGAGAATAACACATGGCACTTACAGACAGAGATACAACTTTTAACTATTTAGGCGAACTATTTTTGGTTGGCAATTACAAAACACCTTTCATGAACATGATTGGCGGAGTTGGTGGAGCAAACTCCAAACTAACACGTTCAGTAGTATTCCCAGTAGCACAACCCTATAGCTTGAACGCTGCTGCTATCCCCGCTATTGATGAAGATGAATTGGTAACTTCCGCAACCGCTACTACAAGAGCAAGAGGCATAGACACTAATACTGTTATGACTTTTAGAGAAACCGTAGAAGTATCAGACTTGCGTCAAGCCGCTTATGGCGAACTTACGACTTTAGCAGCTTTGGGCGACCAACCTGTAAAAGACGAGTTTGCTTTCCAGAAGATGGCAGCACTCAAAGAAATGATTACCGACATGGAATTATCTGCATTGACCGGTGTATATGCAAATGCAGCAAACAGTTCAACGGCTGCACAAACAAGAGGTATTGTAACCGCTTGTACGACTAATACTACTGCCGCAGGCGCAGCTTATGTCACAAAGGCAATGATAAACGCACAAGTAAAAGAAATGGCTGCAAACGGTGCGAATTTTGAAAAAATGGTAATATTTGCTAATTCATGGCAGATAGACGCATTGAATGACATTTACGGTTATGCACCAGAAGATAGAAAAATCGGTGGTACTAACATTTCAAGGATTGTAACCCCATTTTGTGAACTTGATATTGTATATGACCCATTCATGCCTACAGACAAAATCCTAATTGCCGACATGAGTTTTTGCTATCCCGTATTTATGCCTAACGAGGGTCAGTTGGTACGTTATGATGACCTTGCAAGAGTAGGCGGAGCAACAAAGGGCGAATTTATTTCATTCTTTGGTTTGGATTACGGCCCTGAAGAAATGCACGGAGTTATTTCAGGGTTACTATTTGCGTAATGAGGGGTGAAACCCTCCTGCATAGAAAGGAGAAAACATGGCATTTAATTTTAATGAATTTAGAAACCCTACACTAAGGGAAGATTTAGAAGCTATGCAAACAGATAACAATACAGTTAGAAAATCCACTTTAGTTGCTAACGCAGTGGGTGCAAACCCTACAAAAGCCGAATATGACGCGTTACTGGCGGCACTCAAAGCTGCGGGTTTAATGGCAACAGTTTAAGGTTCAACGTAGAGGGGTAAAATCTCTCTACTCTTTTTTAAGGGGGACAACATGAAATTTTATGGAAATGGTGTTGTATGGGATAAAGATAATTCCAAACGCCTTTGTAAATTTATAGATGGGGTTTACAGTACCGAAGATAAACGAGAAATTGAAATAATAAAGCAAATTGGGTTTAAGCATGAAATCGAAACATCTTATGCCGATATGCGAACGTATTGCAAAGAACACGACTATAAAGATTATTACAGATTGAACAAAGAAGACTTGATAGCGTTCATAGCCGAAAAAGAGGGCAAAAAGTGAGCACGTGTATCAGTTTTCGAGTTAGGAGGTTGACACATGGTAGTTGGAACAGACACGTACTTGACTTTATCAGATGCAAATATATACCTAAACGCTAACTATGCGACAACTGACCCGTTATTAGTTGCGTGGACGGCTTTAACAGACCCCGACCGTGAGGCATACTTACGAAAAGCACGACAAACAATAGACAGACAACCGATAGTGGGTTATAAAGCAATTTACACACAAGCACTGGCATTTCCACGCACTATTTACACAGAGTATGGCGCGTTATTAGGTCAAACAATAAATCTAATGCACGTTAATAATTGGCATACGCAACCAACAGTTCCAACCGAAGTATTAGACGCACAATGTGAGATAGCATTACAACTCGCAAGCGGTACCCCAAAACGCGTTGAGTTACAAAGGCAGGGTGTTAGGTCGTTTTCGATAGGAAAGTTGTCAGAAACTTATGTAGGGGCAGGAAATAGGATAGTGAGTGATGAGGCGAAGGAATTGTTGGCGCCATTCTTAGCAAGGGCGGTGAGAACGTGTTAGAGAATTACGCTAATCAAGATTTATCATGGAAAAGCGTTTTAAGTTTAAACAAATACAACGAGCCAACTTACTCTACTACACCCATTAAAGGACGCAAAGAAACAAGCAATAAAATGGTGCGTACTGCTTCAGGTCAAGAAACCATAGCAGTGAGTTGCGTGTTTACTAAGTCATTAGTATTAGTCAATGATTTAATAGACGGTAAACTTGTAATAATGGTTGATAACTCCGTAGACCTTGATGGCACGACACTGTTTTACGAGGTTTATTTAAAATGAATTACGGCACTACAAAAGGCGGGAAAACTTTATCATTTAAAATCCACGGTATGGAAAAGTTAATGAGCGCCTTGAAAGACATTCCAATAGAAGCGACAAAGGCTACCCAAGAGAAAATGCTTGTAGTTTGCTTAGACCTAAGTCAAAAGTCAATAGAACTTGCGCCATTGGGTGTTGATTATAAGAACCATACCGCAGGCGAATTGAAAAGGTCGGGTTTTGCAGAAGTAGAGTCAAAGGGTAAGAAAATAACAGGCAGAGTAGGGTTTGGCAAAAACGGTAGTGAAGCCGATAAGTATTCTTTAAGGCAACACGAAGAACTATCTTTTAACCACCCAAGAGGCGGTCAAGCAAAGTTTCTCGAAGAACCGTTTAAGGAGAATATACAAAATTACATAACCGCAATAGGTAGAGCAATTAAAAGGCAGGTGAGTAAATGAGTACATTAACAGGCGATATTGAAACATTGCTTACCACAGTTTCTAACGTACACCTTGGCGATATGCCGGCAGCACCGGACAATATTGTTTGTATTTATCACACGGGTGGTTACGCAAGAAGTTCGAGCGGAACACAATTAGAAGAACCCACATTTCAAGTGCGGGTAAGGAACACAAATTATGCAACAGGGTTTGCGGTTTGTAATACTGTAAAGGATTTACTCCACAACAAGACAGAGGGCGGTATTATTTATTGTGAACAACAAGGCGACATTTTAGATTTAGGACGTGACGAATCGAATCGTCCGGAATTTTCAATAAATTTTAGATGTTATTATAGAAGAAATTAGGAGGAGAAAATTATGCCAGAAGTAGCAGGAAGACTTAATGAAGTTTGGATTTTAGCAGGAACAACCGCAATGGCGGCAGGTACAGGTGCAAAGGCTTTGGGGGTAGATAATTCT